GGCCATCTCTGACATTCTGTGCCGCCCGCGAATCTTTGCGGAGTTGTGCTGATGAAAGTGAAGGCACTGGAAGGCGACACCGTGGATTCGCTCTGTTTCCGGTACTACGGCACGACGCAGGGCGTCACCGAAAAGGTGCTGGATGCCAACCCCGGACTCTGTCAGCAGGTATTTCTGGACGCCGGGCAGGAAGTGGAGATGCCGGAGCCGGAGAAGAAGAAACGAGAAATGATTCAGTTGTGGGGGGAGTAGCAGTGAGCACCATTCAAACAGGGATCACAGAGCAGGTTATTGCATGGCTCTTTGACCACCTGCCAACGGTGTATGCAGTAGGCGCGGCGGTCAGCATTTCCGCGCTGATGAGTCTTTATGACGGACGAACACTGGTTCAGACCGTAACGGGATCGCTGGCGTGCGGCGTTCTTGCCATGGCCGTGGCCGGGTCGTTGCGCTTCTTCGGTTTTCCTGAAGATGCCGTGACGTTTATCGGCGCATCAATCGGTTTTATGGGGGCAGAGAAAGCACGCGACAAGGTTATTGCGGCCTTTAATCGCAGGGTGAAGGAGAAGGACGAATGAGCAACACATTTAAATTCAGCAGCCGAAGCGAAAATAATTTGCAGGGCGTAAATCCTGATCTGGTGAAAGTGACCCGACGGGCACTGGAAATCTCGGAAGTGGATTTTGGTATCACCGAAGGGTTGCGCAGCCGTTACCGCCAGAAGCAACTTGTGGCCACAGGTAAGAGCCAGACCATGAACAGCCGCCACCTTACGGGGCATGCCGTGGATGTTGTGGCTTATATCGGCAGCCAGGTGTCATGGGAATGGCCGCTGTACGAAAAAATCGCAGCAGCATTCAGACAGGCCAGCCGGGAACTGAATATTCCGGTGGAATGGGGCGGCGACTGGAAGACCCTGAAAGACGGACCGCATTTTCAGTTACCACACGGAGCCTATCCGGCATGAAGCTCTGGCCCACGCTGGGTGTCGCTTTCCTTCTGATTGCCGGATGGGGAACATCCATGCGTCTGTCGTGGTCGCTGGGCCGGGAGAACGCCAGAAACGAAGCGCAGGCCAGCACCCTGAAAAGTACCGCCGACACCCTGAATATCATCAGCGCCGGGGTACAGGATATGCAGCAGGTGCTGGCGCAACTCCGCGTGGAAAATCAGCAACGCAATCAGGACGGAGAGGTAAGACGTGAACAGCTACGCAACGATATTGCAAAAGATGAATGCGCCCACGCTTTGCCTGACGCTCGTTTTACTGACAGGCTGCGCAGGCACGCAGAACGCGCCACTGCCAGCGCCGTCAGTCCGGCTTATACCGCAGACGCTGACCATACCGGTAACGCCTCCCCCCTTCCCTGACACTCCCACATGGGGAAATCTCGGTATATGGGGCGACCGCCTTCTGGATGCACTGGAAACCTGTAACGCGGATAAACGGGCCATTGAATTACTGGAACAGCGCAGGCTGCAACGACTGAACAACGAGGATAACAACCATGCTGAAAACTGATTCCCTGCGTGAAGCCATGACCCGTTCATGCCGATGGTGTCAGGCCAACCCGGAAAAATTCACCATTTTCGTGGAGAGCGGCAACATTGAAACGACAGGAGAAACCCCATCGTTTGTTTACCGCTATCAGATGGTGATGTTTGTCATGGATTACGCCGGGGAGCTGGACGACCTCACGCTGCCGCTGCTGGCGTGGTTATCCGAAAATCAGCCACAGTTGTTGCTCAACCCTGAGCGTAATCAGGACATCAAATTCTCCGCCGTTATCAATGACGATGACAGCGCCGATCTCCTGTTTACGCTCCCCCTGCGGGAACGCGTTCGCATCACGCGCAGCAGTCAGGGCACACCGCAGGCAGAACACCTGCCGGAGCCAAAACCCCGCCTGCCCTCTTCCGAAGGCGACTGGTCGCATGTATTCCAGGATGTGACGTGGGGTGAAAGCGATGGATAAGGCATTCACCCGCGTGGATGAAACCTTTGAGGCCATCCGCGACAGCCTGAATCAGCAGGCCATCAATAACATCGCCAGAAAGCTGGCACAGGATTTACGCCGCGCCCAGCAGGCGCGCATCCGGTCACAGAAAGCGCCAGACGGGACCGTATGGACACCACGCAGACGCCGCGTAACCCGGATACAGGAACGCATTCGCTTTATCTGGAATAACGAAGCACGCACGCTGAAAAACTGGCATCACGACACGGGGAAATACGGGCGAACCATTACCGGGTGGGATGAGGATAAAAACAATATCCGCATGTTTTACCGGGATGACATCGACCGTTTTCTGGAAATACGCACCCGGCGCATCAACCAGGACAGCACAAAGCGCGTCCCCATGTTCGTAAAACTGCGCACCGCCCGCTACCTGAAAGCCCGTGCAGATGCTTCCGGTGTGACGGTGGGTTACAGCGGCGTGGCCGCACGTATTGCACGCGTTCATCAGTTCGGTGAGCGCGATCAGGTTGCGCCGGGCATTTTCACCGATTACCCGGTACGTGAGCTGCTGGGTATCAGCCAGGCAGATGAGCGCCTGATTTATAACACGGTGCTGGGCCGGATTGCGGAGGCTGTACGGTGAGCGCAGAACTCATGCGACTGCTGAGCAATATCATCCGTACCGGGATCATCTCTGAAGTTGATGAGAAGTCCTGGCGCGTGCGCGTTCGCAGCGGCGGACTGGAAACAGGCTGGCTGCGCTGGAACACCACGCGCGCGGGAGCCTTCAATGTGTGGCTGCCGCCATCACCCGGCGAACAGGTGGTAATTGCCTGCATTGGCGGCAACCCGGAAACCGCCATGATAATTGGCAGCCTGTGGAGTGATGCCAGTCCGGCCCCCGGCAAAAGCCTGAAAGAAATCGTGGTCAGCGCGCCGGACGGCGCGGTGTTCCGCTACGACGCGGACGCAGGCGCGCTGAGCGCCAGCGGCATGAAAACAGCCAGCCTGCAGGCATCCGTCAGCGTGACACTGGACGCGCCCGTCGTGGAATGCACAGACCTTCTGAGAACAGCGACGCTTGACGTCACAAAAGGGGGAAAGATGAGCGGCAATATCACGCACAGCGGCGGCGATTTCACCTCAAACGGCATCACAGTGCATACGCATAAACACGGTGGCGTGAAAGGCGGCAGTGATTCGACAGGAGGCCCGCAGTGACAACCCGCTACACAGGAATGAATCCGGACGGGACGGGAAACCTGAACGATACGGAGCACCTGAAACAGTCAGTCAGGGACATCCTGACCACCCCGCTGGCAAGCCGGGTTATGCGACGGGAATATGGCAGCCTTGTGCCTGATTTGATTGACGAACCCATGAATAACACCACGCGTCTGCAATGCATGAGTGCTGCCGTGATTGCACTGACGCGATGGGAACCCCGCATTGCCCTGGACGCTATCGACGTTGTCTGGAAAGCGGGAGGCCGCGCCGGGGTGACGCTGTCGGGTACAGTCATGCAGACCATGCAGAATGTTGAATTAACCATCACACTGAGGGAGTAAATCATGCCTGCCGTTGACCTTTCCCAGTTACCAGAACCCGCCATCATCGCGGAGCCTGATTTTGAGGCAATTCTGGCTGACACAAAGGCCATGATGATTGCAGCTTATCCCGCCGAACAGCGTGAAGTCGTTTCCGCCGCGCTGGAGCTGGAATCGGAACCCCTGAACGTTATCGCCCAGACAACAGCGTTTCGTGAAATGCTGTTACGCCAGCGGGTCAATGAGGGTGCACGCGCCTGCATGTTAAGCCACAGCGCCGGAACAGACCTGGACAACCTCGCGGGCAATATGAACACAAAGCGCCTGGTTATCACTCCGGCAACGGATACCACCGACGCGGTGATGGAGAGCGACACCTCGCTGAGACTGCGGGCGCAGCGGGCGTACGACGGCCTGAGTGTTGCTGGCCCGTCAGGTGCATACGAGTATTTTGCCCGCAGCGCCAGCGGTCTGGTGCGTGATGCGCGGGCTATCAGTCCGTCTCCGGCAAATGTGACGGTTTCCATCCTGTCTACTGAAGGCGACGGCACAGCAACGGAGGCGTTGCTTAATACCGTTCGCGCCGTTCTGAATGCAGAGGATACCCGCCCGGTGGCCGACCGCCTGACCGTACAGAGTGCCAGAATCGTGACATGGCGGCTGAATGCAAAACTGTACTTTTACCCCGGCCCGGAATCCGAACCTATTCTGGCCGCGGCGGAATCGTCGTTCAGGAAGTGGCTGGCTGAGCAGGGGCTTATCGGTCAGGACGTGGCGTTGTCCGCCATTGCTGCCGCACTGCATGTACACGGTGTGCAACGCGTGGAGATAATCGAACCCACACAGAATATGGCCATCAGCGACATACAGGCGGCGCGCTGTGAGTCATTTACCATCAGCGAAGGTGGGCGCAATGAGTAATTCACTGTTACCGCCATCAGCCAGCAGTTTCATGCGTTGTGCCGAAGCCGTCGGAACGCGCATTACAGACATTCCGGTAGACCTCAACACGCTGTGGTCACCGGACACATGCCCGGTGCATCTGCTGCCTTATCTCGCCTGGGCATTTTCCGTTGACCGCTGGGACCGCAACTGGCCGGAGGAAACAAAGCGCCAGGTGATTCGCGATGCGTGGCTGATACACCGACACAAGGGGACCATCAGCGCACTGCGAAGAGCCGTGGAGCCTCTCGGCTACCTGATTGAAGTAAAGGAGTGGTGGCAACTCAACGAGGAGCCGGGAACATTTCGCATTGTTGTCGGAGTACTTGATCAGGGCATCACCGATGAAATGTATCAGGAACTTGAGCGCCTTATTGCGGATGCAAAACCAGTAAGTCGCCATCTGACGGGGCTGGCGATCAGCCTGAGTGTGAACGGAAAGATTTTCGTTAGTACGGGATGCTATCACGGCGATGCCCTGACGGTTTATCCCTACACCCCGGAGTCCATTATTGTCGAAGGGGATTATTTCCCGGCCCCGGCCATTCATTTAATTGATAATCTGAGAGTAAACGCATGACAGTGAAATACTACGCCATTCTGACTAATCAGGGCGCAGCACGGCTGGCTAACGCGACGATGCTCGGCAGTAAGCTGAATCTGACGCAAATGGCCGTTGGTGATGCGAATGGTGTCTTGCCGACACCAGACCCGGCACAGACAAAACTGATTAATCAGAAACGCATTGCACCGCTGAATCTTCTGAGTGTTGACCCGAACAACCAGAGCCAGATTATTGCGGAGCAAATCATCCCTGAAAACGAGGGAGGATTCTGGATCCGTGAGATTGGTCTTTATGATGATGAAGGTGTACTCATTGCGGTGGCAAACTGCCCGGAAACGTACAAACCGCAGTTGCAGGAAGGCAGTGGACGCACCCAGACTATCCGCATGATTCTGGTTGTCACGAACACCGAAGCCATCACGTTGAAAATCGACCCATCTGTGGTTCTGGCAACCCGTAAATACGTGGATGATAAAGTCCTGGAATTAAAGCTGTATGTGGATGACCAGATGAGAAACCACATTGCCGCACAGGATCCCCATACCCAGTATGCACCGAAACATAATCCGACACTCACCGGAGAGCCAAAAGCGCCGACACCGCCCGCAGGAAGTAACACCACACGGATTGCGACCACTGCGTTTATACAGGCCGCAATTACAGCGCTGATTGGCGGTGCACCTGCCACGCTGGACACGCTGAAAGAAATTGCCGCGGCCATTAACAATGACCCGAAATTCAGTACCACCATTAACAATGCGCTGGCACTCAAAGCGCCTCTGTCGAGCCCGGCACTTACCGGAACGCCAACAGCACCTACAGCGGCACAGTCGGCCAACAATACACAGATTGCCACCACGGCTTTTGTGAAATCAGCAATTGCGGCAATGGTGGGTTCTGCCCCTGCGGCATTGGATACACTGAATGAACTGGCGGCGGCACTGGGGAATGATCCGAACTTTGCCACGACAATGCTTAATGCGCTGGCAGGTAAACAACCGCTGGACAATACGCTGACTAATTTGAGTGGAAAGGATGTAGCTGGTCTTCTCGCATACCTTGGTTTGGGAGAAG